AGATTCCTAACTTACCTAGTACACCGCCTGCTCCTGCCGCGCCTCCTAAGAAGCTAGACAATGGACTTGCTGGTGCTGCGCTTGATTGATAACCTACTGTTGTTGAACCAAAAGCACCAGGGTTAATTGCTGCTAGTTGTTGTCCAACTAAACCTAATCTTGTAAACGGTTCATACTGTGCTTCCCTTGCTGCTAGTTGTTGTGCATCAAGTTGTGCTTGTGCAAATCCTTGATCCGCTTGACCTAATGCTTGTTGGTATTGTCCAAGACCTTGTCTTGCTGCAAGATCTATTCCTGCTGATTGTTGTGCTTGTTGAAATCCTTGATTTAATAATTGTGCTTGTAGTTGTGCTCTGTTTAATGCACCTTGATTCATAAACTGTGCTCTTTGAACACCTTCTCTACCACCACCATAAGCTCCAGCTGCAATAGCTTGATCTCTTAAACCTGTTTGTTGTATTGATTGTTGTCTGTCAAACTCTGATAAAGTTGTATCCATTACTTCTTGTTGGTATGGAGACATAAATTGTTGGTAAGCTTGTGGTCCAACTAAAGAACCTAAACCTTGAGCTGCTTGTGATGCTCCTGTTTGTAATGATGTTTGGGCTGCAACTTGAGGATCATATGCTGCCGTATTAATTTGTTGACCCATTAAGGGTTCTAATTTTTTAGTAAACGCTGTAAGCGCGCCTTCTAATACCGGTGCTGGTAATATCTGTGTTTGTTCAATAGCCATTATGCTCTTGCCTCTAATCTGTTCATTATATCATACATACGTTGTGCTCCTTTGTTTACACTGCCACCACCTGCTGCTCTGACTGCATCTGCTGTCATTACAAATTCGTTTTTAGAAAGTCTTGCAGGTACATCGTCTGCTCTTTCTTTAGATCCCATAGGAATAAATCCACCACCTCTATAATCCATTTCTATACCATCTGGCAGTACACTTCCACCCATATTATATTCCATAATACCACCATCTGCTGCTTTTTGTGCACGTTGAGGTTTGACTATCATAGCAATTAATTCGTCAATTGTCTCGTTTCCTTTTAATTTTTTACCAATAAACATTTCTGCTTTTTCATAATCAATACCACCACCTGGTTTTCTAATTCTACTAATAAGTTCTGCTGCTTGTAAACCTGCTGGCATCTCAGCTAAATTATTATACATACCATAACCACCAGGGCCCATTGTATCTCTACTTCTAATAGCTGGATCTATAATACTTTTATCTACTGTTTGTAAAAAGTCTGCTGTAATAGGACCATCTCTAAATACTTCTTTTTGTTTACTAAGATCTACAACTTCATCACCCATACCCATTATAGCTTTTAACCCACCCTTAATAGCACCACCAGATATATAACCTTGTCTACCCATTATACCACCATTAGCTGCAAACTCTTCTGTCATTTCTTCTGTCATAGAAGATATTTTACTTCCTGTACCATATTTTTGTCTGTAGAAATCCATTAACTCATCATAGTTATTTGGTTTTCTTTTTTTAAGTTCTATAAATTCTTGTACTAAATCTTCTATAGGCATTTGCATATCTTGTGCTGTTTCTAAGTTTGATGTTAATTGTTTATCTGCAACATTTTGTACAGCTGCTGGTATACCACCAAATTCTAAACCTACTCTACCACCATTTCTTAAACCTAATTCTGCTAATGTACTTTCAATTAATTCTTCTGGATGATTGTAAGCTTGCATTGCTGCAAGGATAGCTTCTCTTCTACCTGCATCAGTTCCCAATGCACCTTGTTGTTCATTGTAATCTGCTAATGCTCTTTCATATTCTTTCATTGCTGCGTTTGCTTCAAAAGCCATTGCATCACCTGTACCTTGAGAGAAAGGTATTCCAGCTGCGGTAATTGCATTACTCATTGTTAATGGAGTTCCACCTGGTCTTAAAATACTTCCTGCTTCACCTACAAATTCTGAACCTTTAGCTAATGCACCTAGTCCCATATCTTTTGCTTTAGTAAATAAATTTCTACCTTCCATTACTCTATCTGCTTGCATACCTGTAGTTCCAGCTGCATCTAAACCACCTTGAGTTGTCATACCTTTAAATTTATCAGCTGCACCTGTAGCTCCCATCGCACCTTGTAAACTTGCAAGTCCTAAAGACATCGCATTAAAATCTCCTTCACTACCTTCTTGTGCTAATTGTGATCCTAAATTTAATCCACCAGTAAGAATAGCTCTTTGTATCATAGGATTTAAAGATCCACCTAACGCCCCCAATCCTGCTCCAGCAGGTAATAGATAAGGTGCAAATGCTGCTGCGTAAGGTAATAAAGGTTTTATCTCATTAGGTACGACTTTATCTAATACCTTTGAGATAGGTTTAGTTACTTTTCTAATTATCTTTTTAAAAAATCCCATATTTATTTATATTATATTGTTGAAAAGCAAGTTCGCAAGACTTGTATATAGGCGATTGTACCACAATTTACTAGAGTTTTCACGTCTAGTCAACAAACTTACATTTCACTAGACCCACCAAGAGGAGGCATTTCTGCTATTTTTATTTCTACATCTCTCTTAATATGGTCTTTGGTAGTGCTTGTATGTGGGCTGTTAATATCATCTTCTACTTCTTTTTCTGAAAGATACTCTCTTCCAGTTTCTTTATGTGTAATAGTCAATATTACTTCAGGAGTAATAACTGGTATTGTTCTACCATCTATTTGTTTTTCATATATTTTTTTAGATTCTTGTTTTACAAATGGCATTATAAGTCCTCTCTGTTTGTTTCTAATATAGCTACGGTCCCTTCAAAATGGTTTGACGTTGCTGCTTGTAATTGTAATTTATCATTTTCTTCTAATATAAAAGTACCATCTCCTACTGCTTGAGAGTTATTAACATTTACAGCATGTTCTGCAAATTGATAAGTAACACTATCTGAACTATCATAAATAAAAGCTTTAATACTATCATTACCAGCACCTGTATTTGCAGCATGTATTTTTTTAACAATAGCTCTAGAGTTATTAGGACAAGTATAAATGTCTGTAACAGCTGTAGTTGCTAATTTATAGTTTGCATTTTTATATACGTTTGCCATTTTTAATTATCTTGCGCCATATACCAAGAAAATCTTTCTTGAGTTTCTTTTAGTTGAGTTAAGTAAGTAGCATTAAGTTGTTCTACTACTAAAGAGATAGCTCTATTAATTTGTCTTTGGTTGTCTTCACTATATTCTTTTCTAGGTTCTGGTAATCTTACTACAATTTTTGTCATTATCCTCTCCTTCCATCAGGTTGTAAATCTACTTGAAATGTGCCAAATCTCCAAGACTCTCCATTTCCTGTATTAGCTAGTTTTAAGTTTGCATATCTTCCTCTGGCACGTGTGTCAACCTTAGTTGTTGTTGAAGTTATAGTAAAAGGACTTAGTGCAGTCTGTTCATCATCATCTGAAGGAAAATCTTTTACAGATATAGTTATTTGATTATTGCCTGTCAATACTTTAAAATTTGGTAAAAACCTACGCATAGCTAAAAACACTTCACTTTGATTAGGTTGTAATGAAAAACTAAATGATTGTATAAAAGACTCTAATGTAGTTGTACTTCCATCTGGATTAACCTGATCCGTACCTGTTTCGTGAGCAAAGTAAGTAGTATTACCTAATCCAGATTGACCTACTACTTCTGGAAAAGTTCCTGTTCCCGTACTATTATAAGAAGTAGCATAAGGTTGAGGATAAATAAGTGTATCCATCCAAGTAGTTCTATTAAAATTTGTATTAGTATTAGTAGTCCACGTCCCTAATGGCGGTTGTTTAGCTTCACCATAATTATAAGCAACAGATCTATTATTAAATTCAGATCCTGCTGTTGGATACCACCAAATAACTTCTGTAAATAAATTATTTAATCCTGCACAAACTTGTTGACCTTTAGTTGTGTCTACATCATCAAATACATAATCTTCTACACTACAAGGTAGTGAGTTTACTGTACCATCAAAAGCAAAGAAACCATTGTTAGACATCCAGTAAGCAACACCATCAATTTCAATTGCTGCGTTTTTACCAATCAATCCACAGTTAGTACCAACTTGTTCAAAACCAAATGTAAAAGGTGCACCAACAAATTTCATTGTGTATAGTGCGTTGTTAGTCCATATTAAAATATTTTCTTTAGCGATCAACGCTCCGACAATTTTAGTTCCATCTTGTAATCTTTGTGTACCTGCAGAGTTAGTAGCAAGTGGAGTAAACTGATTTAATTGTTCACCTGTTGAAAATCTAATAAACATATCATCTTGTGTAGAAGGTGTACCAATAGTTGTTTCTGTACCTAAATGAATTAAGTGTCTTGTTGTAGGAGATACTAAAGTTAATCTTGATGCTGTAGGATTACCTACTTCTTCTCCTGCATCTCCACCTAAAGTATTAGTAGCATCTAAAGTTCCTGTTGCCATCCAATATTCTGAATTTTGTATTGAACTTGATCCTGGAGACAAAGTAGTTCTAGATGCTCTTATACTTAATCTAGAAGATGCAGATGCATCCCAAGCATAAGTTTTACCATTTGCAATAGTTGCAATTAATACATCCCCCCAGTTTGTTAAAGACCAAAGACCTGGTTCTAGTTGTACAGTTGAAGCATTTACTGCTGAACCCCAACCATTAAAGTTAGTAGCGTTAGTAACTGTTTCACCATCACTATGAGCCTGACCATTAGAAGTTCCAGTTGTTGCTGTTCCTAATGCACCCCTAGTTATACCAGTTAATTCATTACCAGCCACACCTGTATAAGTTATTAATTCATTTTCTATAGCTATAGTACCAGCTGTTGGAAAACCTGTTGTAGATGTTAATCTAATTTGTGTAGCTGAACCATTGTTACCTTGAGTATCCGGGGCTAGCGCTCCATCTAAATCATTAGATAAAACCCCTGTTACAGTTCCACCCCATAATCCAGCTCCATATCCATAACCATATGATTGTGCTGCAGGACCAATACTTACAAAAGGTTTAACTGTGCAAGAACTTCCTGAAGTTAAATCAGCACCACCACCATTGGCTTCTGCAGATGGAGATGTAATTGTAAATGTAGTTGATGAAGGGACTGTTATAACTTGACAAATTTTATCTTCAAAATTTGATGCTGAAATACTAGAACCTGTTGGCATAGTCACTGCATCTAATTCAACCATGTCACCAGCAATTAATCCATGATCACTAGTCGTTGTAATTGTAATTGATGTTCCTCTAGTTGTGCTCGTAGTAAGCGTAGAACTAGTAAAGGTAGTTAAAGTTCCTGCATTGTTATCTACAAAAGGAGTAATATCAAAAAGTTGTCCTTCAAAATATATAAGTAAAAATTTATCTGTACCAATAGCCACATATCTATTTCCTTCTTTGTCTACAAAAGAATGTTGTGCTCTTGCTACACCTTGCATTGTATCGGTAAGTAAAGAAGACCACCCACCTATTTTTTCTGGTAGTCCATATCTAAATCTAGCTAAATCGGAATCAGTCCATCTTCCTTCTGCTCCAACACTAGTATCTTGTTTGTCTATTCCGGGAGCAAACTTTATTTCAGTGAGCATCTAGTTGCTCCTATGAATTCGTTGATTGTTTTTGCCAGCCTTTAGTTGCATTTGTGTAAACTAAAGTTACTGCTTGGTTATTAGTATTTAAAACAAGATCAGAAGCTGCACCTTGAATAGGAGAAGAATTTCTACCTACAGTACAATTGTTAGAAGCAAAACCTCCACTTAATGATGCATCCATAATAGTTACCGTATCACCTGCGTTTGGCGAAGCTGGTAAATTTACAGTAATTGCACCTCCACCACCATTAGATGTTTCACCTAATACCACATCACCACTAATTGCAGTGTAAGGTGTATTAGTTCCTGTTTGAACTTGTACAGTTCCTTTATTTAAAATCCCTGCAAGTTTCATAGAATTAGCACTAGTTCCATCTGTATAAAAAACACAAGTAGATCCAACAGGCATATATTTAATTCCTGTTCCCGATCCACCTACATTTTGTACACCAATAGTATAATTTGAATTTGATCTTGTTGTGCTATCTTTAACTATAAATATTCGTTCAGCACCTGTTGGCATAGTAATAACTCTATTAGCTGCTAAAGTACCAGTAACTTCTATCATTAAGTTTTTACCAGTTGCAGTAGAATCTCCTAAAGCTGAACCATTATCTAAGTTTAATGTTAAATTAGCTGCAGCTATACTTACAGTATAGTAACCACTAGCTGATAATTCTAAAATTTGTAAATTGTTGTTTGTAATTGTTCCCCATAGACCAGCTTTTTCACCGGTTGCTATAAGCTCTAATTGTAAATCTGATGAGTATGATGATGCCATAATTTAATAAGGTTCTATTTCTGTCCAAACGTTATTTGCACCTGGAATAATTGGGTTCCAAGTAATTACCCCTGATTCATTAGATGAGATAGTTAATTGATTATCTGTCACATCTATATTTGCACTACCTGTTATTGTAACACTGCTAGCCTTTAAAGTCAAAGGCATTCCGTTTACATTAAAATCTACAGAAGAAGAAGCTGTAACTAAAGCAGAATTTAAGGATAAAGGAGAAGCTGTAATATTTACATTAGCGTTGGCTGTAACTGTAACTAAACCAGATCCTAAAGTTAATGGATCTCCAGCTATAATTACATTAGCTGCTTCACCAGTTGCTGTAGGTTGACCTACTGATATAGTTAATGCATTAGCACTAACATTAATTGTAACATTACCTTCATTGCCTGAAGCGGCAAAAGGGAGTGCTGATATTGCGTCAAATCCTAAACTCATAAATAATCCTTAAAAGGAGGCAGTAGGTATGTGGTGGTGTACTGCCCCCATCTAAAGATTATATCATCG